ATGAATTAAACGAGGAACAAAAAGCCGCCGTATCTTTTGAAGGGAAACATTTACTTGTGCTTGCAGGAGCAGGAACAGGTAAAACTAAAACTATTATATCAAGAGCTTTGCATCTTGTCAATAAGGGGGTATCCCCTTCTAAAATATTGATTTTATCTTTCACAAGAAAATCTGCCTATGAAATAGTTAGTCGCATAAAATCTTTAAACGCTAAATCCATAGGAATTACTGGGCAGACTTTTCATTCTTGGTGTATGGGAATCATAAAAAGCAATCCCAATATTTTTGAATGCTCAAACTCCACATGCTTAGATGAAGAAGATAGAGAGAATGCTATAAAGCTATTATGCGGAAAAAAATTTAAAGATAAAGATGACAAAAGAATCTCCCCAGCTCTTATAGTAAACGTATATTCATATTCTTTAAACGCAAAATGTTCTCTGAGTGAATCCATAAGAGTAAAAGCTTATGATAATGGAAGTATAAACTCACTGAAAGATCAAATAGAAAAAAACAAACCTATATATGAGGATATCATCAAAAAATATATTACATATAAACAAGAACATAATTATATAGACTATGATGACATATTAAAAATTGTTGCTGTAGGATTAAAAAAGAATCCTAATATAGCTCAATTTATAGCGTCAAGATACGAGCATATACTTGTGGATGAAATGCAAGATACAAACCCTCTTCAATATGAATTACTGTCTTCATTTTATGATTACTGTCATCTTTTTTGTGTAGGAGATGACGCTCAATCAATATATGGTTTTCGAGGTGCAGATTTTAAGACCATGCACAGTTTCACTAAAACAGTACCAGATTCACAATCTTTAAAATTATCATTAAATTATAGATCAACTCAGGAAATATTAGACATATCTAACTGGGTTTTATCCGAATCTCCTCTAAAATACGACAAAGAATTAAAATCTTTTAAAGGGCATGGAGATAAGCCTAAAATGATACATGTAAACAACGATTGGGATGAAGCAAACCATATAACAGATGATATACTTATATCAATAAACGAAAGAGGATATGAATACAAAGATCATTTGGTTTTATCTAGATCTAACTCTGGATTAAAAAAAATTGAAGCTTGTTGTTTATCTAAGAAAATACCTTATAAAATATTTGGAGGAACACAATTAATGCAATCAAAACATGTTAGGGATGTTATGTCAGCTCTTAGAATTGCAGCAAACTTCCATGACGAATTGGCTTGGGTAAGATATTTACATTTATGGGCTGGCATAGGAGATGCTACTACAGCAAAGATTATACAGCAATTATATGGATGCCAAACCTTGAATAACTGCGTGTCAAGATTAAAAGGTTTAAATTTACAACTTGAAATACACAAAACATTAGAAAGTATAGACGGATTACAATCAAATCCTTCAAGAGCCATAAAAGTAGCATTAGATATTATGTCACCACGATTAAAAGAATTATACAAGGATAACGGGTGGAGTAGCAGAAAAAAAGACTTTAAACTACTAAAAGAAATAGCGCAAAATAGTGGAAGTATTGGTGAATTTATAGCAGAATACATTCTTGATCCTAAATTAGGAACATACAATAAGGGTGGAGGAAAAGAAGAAGATTTTGTGACATTATCAACAATACATTCAGCAAAAGGATTAGAAGCAGCAAATTGCTACATAGTGAACGTGTCTCCTTATTCATACCCAACCCCAAGAGCCATATTGAATGGGATAGATGCTATTGAGGAAGAAAGAAGATGTTTATATGTTGCATTAACAAGAGCTAAAGACAAACTATATTTATATAGAAATATTTTAGCAACATCCATTGAAGAAAGCCGAATTTCTTTTGATTCTTATGATGAAAGTATAGAAAAAGGGATGTACTTTATTCAACGTAAATTTGGGACTAAGATAAAAATTATAAATATAAAAGAAGAAAAAAATGAATCTATTGTATATTTTGTAATACAAAATGACGAAGATAATATACACACCATGTCCGAATGGGCATTTAGAAAATCTTATGTTACAGAAGAAGAATATAATTCAACAAATGCAGGATTACTTTACTTTCTAAATAATATTCCTTCTGGTATAATAAATATAGAGTATTTAAATCCTGAAAATCAGATCGTAGATAAAGAATATAATGGTCCTAAAATATCAACTAATTTTGATGATTTTGATTTTAATTAGAGAACTCCAAGACTCCATTTCACAACAGCCTGTCCGGTCAATGGAGTTCTTATGCCTCAAAAGTTGCGTTGCACGAACAATTTCGGGAATGGCAAAGAAAACCCGCAAAATATTTGTTTTCCGCATACAATACATTACCTTTGCGATACAATATAATACAGAAGTAATATGGAAGCAGTAATAAGAAAGCAAACATCGTTCCGTTTACGTGAGGACTTGTTGCAAATATTGCAGGAACAAGCCAAGAAAGCGAACAGGAGTTTGAATAATTTTGTCGAGAGTACCTTGATGGACGCTATGTACTCCGAGCCAAACGAGGAAACGATAGCGGCGATAGAAGAGGCTCGTTCGGGCAAATCTGCCGGGACGATAGACACGAGCAGTTTCGGAGCCTTCATGAAATCATTGAACGAGATAGAATGAAAACAATCCATTACAGTACGAAGGCAAAGAAAGATTTGAAGAAGTACCGTAGCAATATCAAGTTGATGGAAGCCTTGTTTGATGTCTTGGACAAACTGAAGAAAGGGGAAAATATTCCAAGCAAGTACAAGCCTCATGAGCTGATAGGCAATTACAAGGGCTGCATGGAATGCCATGTCGGTAACGACTTTCTTCTGATTTGGATAGATGCAGTGTCGGATATAGTGGAGATTGTCAGGATCGGAAGCCATTCCGAGTTGTTCGGTAAAAAGAGGTAGACAAGTACAAATATGAATACATTGACTTATAAAGGTTATATAGGGTCTGTATCTTTCAGCGAAAGGGACAATGTTTTTTTCGGGAAGATAGAGGGCATTAATGGTCTTGTTAATTTTGAAGGAGAAAGCGTGCAAGAACTTACAAATGCTTTCCACGAAGCTGTCGATGATTATCTGGCATATTGCGAAGAAGAAGGTATTGAGCCGCATAAGAGCTATTCCGGTTCATTGAACGTTCGTTTATCACCGGAACTTCATAGTAGAGTGGCTGTTCTGGCAAAGCAAGCTGGTATTTCCATTAACGCTTTCATAAAAAAAGCTGTAGAAAAACAAGTTGCGGTAATGTTATGAATTATAGAGACTTTGAAAATTATATGTTGTAAAGTATACCCCCCCCCTATAGGCAATCTCAAGTTACGAAACGATAAAAAACGGCAGAATCAAATCCTGCCGTTTTGCCGGTAATGATTCAAGAGCAGATGCCTACGCAATATAGATAAACTCTATAACAAAACCGTATTATATAAATTTTATCTATCATAAATAAAGACTTCAATATAGCTCCTCTCCATTAAATACCTGCCCACGAACTAGATCTTTGCGAATTACCCTCACCAGTTCACATGAGGTATCAATAACGCTATCGTCATAGGCGTAAACCGTACAGGTGCCATTATTTGACAAGACTGATAATCTGGACCGGTCATAGCATTCCACGTTCACGTAAGAATGTAACCCGCATTCTATATTAATGCTAGCGTTATTGAAACAGTATAATTTAACCGTAGCCCAATCCTTTATCTTAATCACCCCGGAAGAATCTCCAATGACAAACACGGAGTCTTCCGATCCTAGTTCGGTATTGATCTGACGATCTAAAAAAATCCGGTTGTCTTCCAGCTTTTTCAAATCCTGCTCGGAGGCGAAATAACGTCTTACGATATCCAACGCCGGAGTGGAGTGTTCCATGAAATACTCCGGCCATCGTTTCCAGACCTTGATGATCATATCAACATCCTTATTGCTTCTTCCCCACAATCTCCTGCCGCTGGAACAAACCCCTAAATCGGCAAGTTCGCTAAATAATTTATCTGTATCCATGTTTATATATTATTGAATCCTTATTGCCTTCCCGCTCTTCCCTTGCGTAATTACACCCGCAAAAGTATCTTGCAAGAACCCCCGAATGGATTCTGCCGCATCAGCACTAATTTTTGTATTAGAAACAATAGCGTTTAGCTGTTGTAATTGGGCTTGTGCTGTAATACTTATTGTCGGTAATAAATTACCCGCTATATTCTCCAATAATTCGCGTTTCACGCTAACATCATGCCGAATAGCGTTCAGATAACTACCTAATAAGTTAGCTGTGTCCTCTGTCACTCCTTGGATGCTTGCCGAAAGACCTTTCTTATCACTGTCACCAGTCGTATCAGTAAGGGTTACCCCTGCCTTCTCTGCCGCCTCATTCAAATACTCCCAAACCTTCTGACTTTGCCCTATGACATCTCTCAATCCGGATAATTCCGTGACAAGGCCGGCCATATCGCTTTCAGACATTGTCCCGTCGCCCAAAATCCCGCCTTTTCCATCCTTGCCAAACAAATACTCTCTAAGGGAACTCATGGCGGTCTCTATGTATTGGGTTTGAAGTATATTTTTCAAAACATTCTTCATTATATCAGCTACGGTCTTGTCAAAGGCTTCCGCAGCGTCCTCCCCAGAGGCGAATGCGTCAACCAGCGAATCAGCGATGCTACTGGCCCAATCTTTCAGGTCTATATCGTACAGGTCTTTCGCTAAATCCTCATAGAAATATCTCAGTTGATCGTCAAGCTCAGCTATCTGCTGCTTATAATCCTCTATTTTTGATTGATCCGTTTTTTTCTTATCCTCCTCGGCTAGCATCTGCCTCTCAATCTCTTCCCTCTGACGTTTAAGGCTTCGAACCATCTCATCCGTTTGCTTCTCTGAAACCTCTCCCAACTGCCTTTCAATTTCCTTTTGCAAATTTGTATAGGCGTTTTGTAGCTTTTGCACCTCCAACTGGGATCTTTTAATCGCCCGATCCAGCTTCCTGTCATGGAATTGCGCTATCTTGCCTACAATATTCGGGATAAAAGAAAGAGCGGACGCAGCCATTTGTATCGGATTTCCACTGATCAATCCTTGAGCTAGACTTCCAAGCTCACCTAACATGTCTCCGGCAAAAGACAAGGCGTCGGATACTCCCTCATTCCCTAAAGAGTCAAACATACCAGACCAAGCGTCAGTAACCTCCTTGATCATTTGAGCTGCATCATTGGCGTACTGCCCTAAAGAGGACAAAGCCTCTTTCTTCTCTTCCTCATTCCCTTCCTTTAGGGCCTTATTATATTCATCAAGACTGTCCTTGATCCCTTGAAAGGGGTTTTGTTCATTCAGCTTTCTCTCTTCCTGAGAGACTTGCTTCACTAATCTCAAATACGTCTCCAAGGAAACGGTAGTCTTCTTTATGTCATCATTCTCATCCTTATAGGATAAGACATATTGGGATTCCCCAGTTTTAGGATTCTTGATTTCTTCCACCGTATCCATCATCTTTTTAGCCTCAGATACGACTTTTCTCATATTGGAATAACCAAGAGCGGCGGTATCCCCGAACAGCTTCTGCCATATGGGAGATAGCTTAATAGACTCTTCCCGTAAAGATTGAATCTGTTGGGCATATTCTTTAATGACCCCTGCGTCCAGAGTCTTTTGTTCCTCCTCTGACAGGGATTTATAATAATCCGTATCTCGGAGATTGGACAACATGTCCTCTCTCTTATTCTCAATCACCTTTATCTTCTCGTTTGCATCAGCGTATTTTTGCACCATGCTGAGAGAATCTTGAATAACTGCCTCAGAACTGCTTTTTGTGGCTTCTTTTATCTTATCGACGATTTCCTTCGCTATACCGCTAGTGTCGCCTAACATTTCCTTCAACTTGTTTTCTGATAAATCTCTAAGTTCCTCATACGTCTTTCCGGTTTTCTCTAATAAAACATTCTTTAAATAATCTACTTGGGTAGTTATGCCATCCATAGAAGACGCATCCATGCCAAAGGCGACCTTTAGTGATGCCTCCCTGTCTCCAGTAACATCAAATATTTGTTTATATAAATTCCATTTTCTCGTACTATCCTCGACTTGTCTACGAATAATCTCCATAGCTTCTGAAGAGCTACGTTTTATACTGTCCAAATCGATATCCGTATACATCTTTTCGATCTCCTTGTTGACCTTAATACGATCCTTGTTGTTTCCCATCACCTTTTGCAACTCAGACTGTATACCCCTTAAAGATTCCTTGATTTTATCGGGATTGAAATTTAACCCAGCGAAACGCACGTCTTCGTTTACCGCCTTCATGGCTCCCTCCTTTCCAAGCAATGAAACGTATTTATTATATGTGTCCATCGCTTCTTTTATCAGACGCACTTGATCCCGAAATTTTTCGGCGACCGGATCTTTCCCTTTATCCTTACTACCAATAGATATATTAAATTTAGCTGCTATTGCTTGGAGTTCTTTAACCCTATTTCGTGCTGCATCAATATCTTCTTTTGAGAACAATCCTTTTGTATTCTCTTTTCTCGAAAGTTCATCTTTTGCATCACTCAATTCTTCTTTGAATCGTTTGAGCCAATCAGCATACTCTTCTGCTTCTTTGGGCTTAATGTTTTTCAGCTTTGCATTTCCTGCAATAAATTCAGATATTGTTTCTCTCCAATTTTTCGCAATCTCTTTCTGCTTATTTTGCGCATCTTTATTTACTCCGAGCCCCATTAATTTCTCAATGGAATCTTTATGGTTTTTTATTGTTTCTTCAAGGCGTGCAGCTTCAAGTTCTGCATCCTTGCGCTGCTTTTTCATATTATTGATGTCTTCTTCTGTGATAATCCCACGCATAATATTCCCATCAACGCCCCTACCTATGAATACACGACCGGCCCCGCTACGGATTTGTGAATTGTAAAATTCTATATTTTCATTCACTTGTTTTAATCTGTCTTCGACTTCATTGAGCTCTACAGCCGTACCTTCTATTAGATTATCGCGTCTGGTAAGATTCATTCCTCTCATCTTATCTACCAATAATCCAATAGATTCACCATATTTATTTGTTGCAACAACAGCACCGCCAAATTCGTTTGTCAAAGTGTTGGTTATATTTTTCAATCGAGCGGTTTCTTCTGAGGTCCTTTCTTGCTTTGATGATAGTTCAGAGTATTCATCTATGAGATTATCTATGTTATTCAGTTTGTCAAAACTTTTCTGAAGTCCTCCGACTGACTCATTCAAATCTGAAATAATTTCATCCGTTGATTTTGCGCTATCGTTAAACAATAAAAGAGTTCCGACGGCAGAGGCAAGTATAGTGGCGATAGCTACAATAGGATTGGCTTTTATAAAATTAAGCGCAACGCTTAAACCTTTCGTGGCCACAATCTGAGCTTTAGTAGCAATTGTCAGCCCTTTCATAGCCTCAATAAAAGTCAATATCTTAGATATCAATAGTGACTTATTCAACAATTTATGTGCCGCAGATAAAAGAATAATTGAAGTTTTGTATGTTCCTAAAGTTCCTATTAAGACTAATATAGTTTTTGAATATTCTTCCCATTTCGACATCATATCCGTTATCAAATCAAGCCCACTGCTCAACGTGCTGTTATTGCTTTCGGCTATATCAGCGAGCATCACATCGTAGGCATCACGAAGGTTTGACAACTTGCCGGCAAGCGTATCAGCAAGAGCACCTTGCATATTATAGAACTGGCCTCCTTCATTCGTCAAGTCCCAGAGCACATCTTTAACCATCTGAAAAGACACCTCCCGTTTGGATATCTTATCAAATACATCTCCTACCGTTATTCCGGTTTCTCCAAGTTCCTCAAACTTTTTTCTTAGTTGCTCCAACAACGGAATACCGGCCTCCGTGAACTGACGAAGCTCTGTCCCTTTCAAGAACTCAGCGGATCGTACCTGTCCATAAGCAAGGATGATACGTCCCATATCCACACCTACGCCGGCAGAAATATCTGCCAGTCGTTTGGTGGTGTCATACATTTCCTCATAGGGAATATTAAAAGCGGCAAGCTGTTTGGTATATCCTGCAAGTTCTTTAAACTCAAAAGGAGAAACAACTGCAAGTTCTTTGATCTGACCGAATAGCACATCTGCTTTGGTGGCATCCTTAAACATCGTCTGTAACGCGACACGCTGCTTCTGAAATTCTCCACCAATTTCGATTATTTGAGTCAAGAATCTTTCTGCCGCATATACGGAATATATATTCGCCAACTGATTGCGGAGTTGAACTGCAAGGTTGAATTGCGTACGCATATTCTTAGTTATCCCTCCAAGTGATCCTGCGTACTTATTAGCAGAAGAGGATGTATTGTTATACTCACCCCGCAGCTTCCTGACTTGCTCTTGTAGCTTTTTTATCTTCTCCCGGCTTTCATCATATGAGTTCTGAATACGCTTGTTTATCTCCTCAATCCGTTTAGTCCGCACATCGCTGGCAGTAACATCCGTGCGGACTCCTGCACGGGCTATAGCTTGTTGAATCAACTTGTGTGTCTTCGCTCTATCGACAACCACATCTATTTTGAACTGGTGTCCCTGTAAAGCTTTTTCTACGGAAGCCTTTAGTACATCCCCATTCAATCCAACGTCAACGTTCAAATCCTTCAAACGTTTCTCAACAGCTTTTATATCTTTGTCTGTTAGGTCTTTTAATCCTAATTCGAACCACATTTTACCCAGACTTCCCATAACGCCTTTACTTTTTAATAATAAACTGGGAAAGATCAATTACCGGCTTTGCTCCGTCCTTATATTTATCTTCCCACTCTTTTGTTTTTTTGATTACTTGTTGCTTACTTGGTCGTTTAGAGTCACGGCCTTTTTTATCTCTTTTACCACCTTTGTCCGTCCCATAATTTATGACAGGTTTGTCTATAGTAAGAAGTTCGATCTGAGCGCAAGAGAGGACGCATCTATACTCATACATGGGAATAGTTAAAAGCCCTAAAAAGAAAGACCTTGAAGCCATTAAATTAGGGTGTTTCTCTCCTATTGTCCAGGCTTCTCCGTACGCTGTTCGAGAAGGATACGATCGGCTTCCTCCTTCTTCATATTCATTTTCGAGTCTCTCATCGCGGTCGCTAATATGATACACATCCAATAATCCTGTATGAGCGATGCTTCTTTTTTTTTACCTTCTGTTACAATGGAAACAATTACTTCCGAAGGAACATGATGATACAGCCATCTCCACAGTAAGGAATACAGGAATGTGATCGAAAATAAGCCATTCAAAAGGATTAAAGCAGCCGTTCGTGCTGGTACTTCATTGTCATTTTTACAGTTCAATGAAACATCAGTTATCCTTTCCAACGTATAGGGACGCATCCATCCTATATTGAAATTCATTCTACCCCAACGAATAGTACTCTTGGAGGCAGTCCGTACCTCTTGAAATATCTTTTCATCCTTCCTGGAAGGCTCTTTGATTCTATCAGCCATACTTATTGTCATCAATAGAATAATGGCGGAACTTGAATTATGCAACATAAGCTCCGCCGTCAGTGAATATATTAAGCAGCCCGTTTCTCCAAAATAAAGATGTCTGATCCATCCTCATTCTCCAACGGAGTTACGGTCACATTGAAATATGCCGGATTATCACCATCCGCAACGACGAGACTTCCGTACATTTCAATGCTAGGTAAGATTACGATAACATCCTTGTTATCACTCATCATGATAAGAGCGCCGGAGATTTTCTTAGGAGCCATACTATATGCAGCACCGGAATAACTTTCATCTTCGGCTAAATTGGAGGTCGAAACAATTTCCTCTTTCTTATCCATGAACAAGTCATTAATAATTCCTTTCAAACTGGCTACTTGAAGAGAAATATCCGAATCTCCTTTTTCTGTTCTGGTCACCCAGTTTGCACCTGTGGTCAACTTTATTTCTGTTGTTTCCGGTTCTCCTGTATTAAACGTTACTCCATCTGATAATACAGGTAGTTCCATGTCTACAGTAATAGCAGAAGCCAATTTTGAGACAGTCAAAGGAGTCTTGCTATAATACACTTCGTCCATTTTATTAAAAACGGCTCTAAGTGCACTCAATTGATTGGTAACAGTTATTTTTGCCATGTCTTTTTATCTTTTATTGTTAATACTTATATGAATCTGTTTGATTTATTTTTAAATCCGCATTGATCAACCAGTGAGAAAAGCCCAATCCATCATCTCCTTTAAGAACCAACACCGGGTTCGTCACACAAAAACGACCATCGTTTGTTTTTATAGGGAAAAGAGAAATTACCGAATCGAGCATTGTTTGTAATCGGGGAATGTTTTCCAACCCATTCTGTTTATTCCTTGCAGCAAGGTCTATGCGAAGGGTCGTACTTTGTAAAACATTACTGTCCGGGACATTAACAGGCATAGAAACGACTATGAAATCAGCCATTTGTTTCTGGCTTGCGGCTTTACGATTACCTGCTGATACATCCTTGCTGATACCGGCAAACAATGTACAGACCTCCTCCAATATTCGGGATATGTAAAAACGACTCACTCTCATACTTTCATCGGTTTTAGTTCTTCTAAAACTATCCCCTTAGCCGACTTATAAGTATCGGTCAGAACATTCAAATTCCGTACATTCTCAAGATATTCGGAATATTCCGTGCCAGTAGTCATTACGACAGAAAAGCCCTTTTTAATAAAAGGTCTGTAAGAGGACAGAAAATCAACCGCCGAATCAGCACCTAATTCACCGTCAACATCCACTTTCCCTATAACAGAACGAGCTTTTCCTTCATAAGGCTTACTTAAATAAACCCGTTCACCCTTTCGTACTTTAATATGTACAGGCTTGCGCATCGTATTTCCTGCAATCACCATTCCTATTAATCCACCATTATAGTAGATACCGCAGGCGTAAGATGTTTGCGTATTACCCGTAAATCCATCAAATTCTCTTTCACTCAAAGCATGGTCTATCAAATCGGCACATGAACGTTCGATTACAGCATACAGATAATTATTAATGATCTGTTTTGCTTTTTCCATTCCCTCATTAAACACCTTTCTGTTATCTTCCATTTCTTTAGTTTTTAGAGATATTGAAAAATACTTCCGTCCCAAAGTTGGAAATGTTCACATCTGTTATAAGAATGTCTATCCACAAGTTTACTCGATCCTTTACATCAATCATATCGCCAGGCAATATCCCTTCTACGAATCCGGGTATTGAAACTCGGTAATCTGTCTTAGGAACATTATCGGAATAAAAATTACGGATTGATGTATTACTTTCTTTCCGGCATTCACCTTCGTAAAGTATAACCTTCTCGCCTTCCGAAAACTGGGTTGCCCCGGTTATCCGATAGATTGTGCAAGTATGCGGGTATCTTGGATTACTAACAGCCATATCCCTTCCTCCAAATCTTCATTCCCCTGGCATGAACACGCGGCCCTAATTGGGTATAGCGAATCTCTCCATACTGAGCATAAATACTATTGGCTATCGCGGTCCACCTTCTTTTGTCCGTTTCAGATATCTGTCCTCCTCCTTCCTTATGTTTCCAATTCCCATCCGCATCTTCAACGCTGACTTTCACACTTGGCATATTGGAGCAGGCCATATACACATCCGCTTTCAACAACATCTTTGTTTTCAAGTCCAAGTTTGAAACCAAAGAATCAGGCTGAATTTGACGATCAGAAAGGATATTAGCAATCACTTCATCACTCAAATCCATATTCACGATACCACGAACATATTGTTCAACTGTACGCTCAGTATTTTGAGAGTCACGAATCATACCATTAAGCAGTTACCGTATAAACACACATATACTGAGGCATACTTGGAACACACAATATCGCCATCTCGCTCTCTACATACATGCTTTTTGTTTCAGCATTGAACATCTGACGCAGCAGAGTACGACCATCATCAAACCATGCAATGCGCTGCGTAGGATCGTCCGAGAATACCATAGGTTGAACGCTCTTTATTGTCCCAATCTGACCGTCTGGTACAAAAGCGACATTGAGAGGATTAAAGTTCTCTATAGTTTCCACTTTTAAAGACTTCGACTCTTCATCGAATTTATCCACAGCAGCAATGCTATCTCTTGGGATGATTGACGCACCGATAATACGACGAATAGCATCTAGCTTGCCTTCATCGGTCATATTTTGAGCATACTGAGAAGCCACCAAATCGGGATTAGTAGCACCTGCCGCACTCGGATAAAGAGCAAGTCCAATGCGTTTCAGTACCTTTGTATGAGTCAAAAGATCATCCAACAAGTCAGAAGCAATTTCAAAATGTCCGGCGGGGAATCCCTTCTTGCGCATAGCCTTTACCTTGTTCTTAAGATACAGTAGCGGATCAGAAGTTGTTCCTTCATTTGCTGTTGTATGTTCATTTGTTTTCCACCATCTGCTTTCTCCGGAAAGCGATTCTTTGTTTGCGGCAGGAATACCAAAATCAAATGTCAGCCCGCTGATACCTCTCGGATTATTATCTAATCCAATCGTGAATTGGCCAGTAGATGCAACACGCATACGCTGATGAGTTATAGCATTTCTATTACCTTGTAACAGATTATCCGTGCTGGTAAATAGCATTTCCATAAGTGCAGATTGGGTTGCCGTATTCAATGCGGCATCTCCAAAACGCTGTACCATAATCATACGTTCACGAAGCATCTTTGCACTGATAGGATAGCGATGCTTCTGAGTCGGAATCTTATTTGACCCGATCTTAAACTCACCAAATCCTTTGTCAAGACCTTGCGAAGCCTCGTCCATATAAACAGGAAGAGTTGCGATATTAAGAGATGCAATCAACTGCTCATATGTGTAATCAAGTTGAATCTCCGGGTCCCATGCAAACCCGTCGGCTTGGAGTACATTGTACTTTTCTTGAAAACGATCGACAAACTGCTGGAAAGAAGCTCCCCCCAATCCGAATGTCATTAAGTCATAGTAATTTGATACCATTGTTCTCATTATTCACCTCCTTTTTTAAGCTTCCCGAATAGGGGTAATTTGAGGCAGTACTGCCCATACTTCATCCGGTACAGTCTCTGCCAGCCTATCTGCATAGATCATCCCCTCGAATACAACTGCACCAGTCGCATAATTAGTATCCGTATCCACATAGACATCATGATACAAAAGCCCTTTGATCGTTGCCGGTTCTACCGAAGCGCCGGATTGAGATGCCGTCTTTATTTCGGAAGCTTTGATTATCTTTATTGTGTGTGCTGACTGATCAAGTTGACACATACTTCCGGCTGGAATAACTTTACCTTTATAGCTGGAAATATTACTAATATTACCTCCTACAGGGTATTGATTCACCACCTTGTGCCAGATATTTTTTCCTGAATTAAATTCTTTCTGGCCTCTACCAAATGTATTACCTAATGTTCCCATAGTTTTGTTATTTTATTGTTTTGCAGGGAATTTACCTTCTTGAGCTTTTTTGGCAAAGAAATCATCTAATGCCTTTGATGAATTATGTCCACTACCCGATGCGCGCCCACCATATGGGGTAGCACCTTCTCCATTGTAAGCCTTTAACTTCGATTCATACAAACGCTTAGTTTCTTCTTCCAACTTCGCAATGTCCATCCCTTCAGAAATTGGCACAAGATTAACCACATCTTCCCAAAGAGCTTTATTATAAACATTTAACTCCCCTGATTTTTGAATAACTTTTTCACGCAAAGATTTTTCAAATGTTTTTTTTCTTTCCTCTTCACGTTCCTTCTCAATAGTTTCAAGCCGTTTCAATAAATCACCGTTACCGTTATCTCCAGCCTGTGGACTTACTGGCGGGGTGGGAAGCTGAGGTTCACCACCTTTAGGCTTGTAGTTCCTCGCAAACTCGGCCTGTTCAAAACGCATCTGACCTCCCATAGCCTTAATTACATTAGCTTGAGATTGGTAAAAAGAATCGTCTACCATTTCATCCGATGTGATTGTAGGTAAAAGGGCATCAAGATAAGCGTCAAGTGTCCGAGTGGTAACTCCGGTGTCTCCGAAGTATCCATTTGTGCCGGGTTCTCCGAGCACATTTTTTAATCCTGTCAAAAGGGTCTCTTTTTCCATTTCTTTTAAATTGTTTATAAACAAAAAAGAGAGCCGACTATAACGAATTTAATCGTTACAATCGGCTCTCTATGAAGCTCTTTTAAGCGGAAGCGATAGGAATTGGAATCTTTAATACCTCTTGGTTTGTTACATTAACAATGTAAAGCTTTCAACCTTCTATCGACGCTTCCTATTCTGTTATGGTTACATTTACATAATGCTTACACCTAGTACATTTTATCCTAAGCATGGCCATGCCTGATACATATTGGATATCAGCCATCATTTTTCCACAATACGGACATTTCGCCGCTTGAGTTCGGACATCTAAGCCATCTTTGTCTAATCTTGCTACTACTTTAAGCATATATTTTATATGTTACACCGCAAATATATAGATAAAATCTATAAATACAAAACAAACAATAGATTTTATTTATATATTTGCAATACATAAAACAACAGAGTTCCTAGAGAGCCGACAGGACATTATTTCAATGTCTTATCGGCTTTTTTTTATTATGGAAGTATTAGAGAAAGACATAAAAACAGATTTTGGTGATCCTGTATACTCTTATGAGTATATAGAAGCGCTTCGTGTGTCTGATAGAAAGAAAGCGAATCCTCTAAAAATAATCGCTCAAAGAGGTTGCCAAGAAAAGTTTCTAGCTTCCTCTTCCGATATTACCATCTTCGGGGGATCGAGAGGAGGATCAAAAAGTTTCTCTTTGCTAATGGAATCATTAAAAGATATCTACAACCCATATTACAATTCCATTTTGCTGCGAAACGAGAAGGATGACCTACTTGACTTGATCAATACATCATATATACTATATGGGCAGATGGGGCAATATAATAAGTCCATCAGCGACATGACGTGGTATTTCAAGAATGGCGGCAAATTGAAATTCTCATATCTAGCAGACTCATATGACGACTTCAAGAAGAGATTTCAGGGAAAACAATATTCATTTATAGGTATTGATGAGATAACGCACTGCTCATATGAGAAATTCAAATACCTGATAACATGCAATCGTAACGCGTACGGGATAAGAAACAGGTTTTACGGGACATGCAACCCTGATCCAGATAGCTGGGTAAGAAAGTTCATAGACTGGTGGATCGGGGAAGACGGGCTGCCTATCGATGAACGTGACGGTATCATTAGGTATTGCTTCATGGAAGGAGATTCCCCTGATTCCATATATTGGGGTAACACTCCGGAAGAGGTCTATAACCAATGTAAGCACATCATTGATCCCTTATGGAAAGACGCTTACGAGGAATTGGGTTTCAATAAAGTGACAATGTACGTCAAATCCGTGACATTCATACAGGGAAGGCTTGAGGAGAATATAAAACTAATAGCCTCTGACCCTAATTACGCAGCCAACCTGTCACAGCAAAACGAGGAACAAAGAGCGAGGGACCTAGAAGGTAACTGGAACTTCAAGGCCACAGGGGACGATCTTATCAAGATGTCGGACATGGATCGATTTTATAGCGCTTCGGCCCAAATAGAGAAAGGTATCCGTTACGTATCAGCGGATATCGCTTTTGAAGGTGGGGATTTCTGCGTTATGTGGTTGTGGATAGACCTGCACATTAAGGACGTATTTGTCATGCGCGAGAACTCTGCAAATACAGAAACGATGTTCATGGCAAAACTCAACGAATGGGGGGTACGCGAAGAAAACGTTATCTATGACTACTGGGGAGTAGGACAAGCTATATCCGGTCATGTCAAACGCGCCGTCAAGTTCACCGGAACCCAAAAGCCAGAAAAACAATTTGAGAATTCTTATAAGAATGTCA